TCTGCGTCATAGTTCTCTTTCTTCTTAATCTGTTCTAAGAACTCAAGAGGTAGAGCCTGTGGGTGTACAGTTTCTTTGATTAGTATTTCTAAAACATTACCAACCTCATCACGCTTACAAACAAACTTAGATAGTGGATATACTTTCAGTCCTTTATCTGTCAGATATAACAAGACATTACCTGATACTACAAGATGCTTGAGTGCTTCAAACATAGCAACTCTATCGTTAGATATTTCTATCTGATTCATCAAAGCATTTTCTATTGTGCGTAGTCCTTTATCTATCTCACTCTGTAGTGCTTCTTGTCCTTGCTTTCTTATTTCAAGATCATCTATTTCTAATTTAAAAAATGCTGTGCTTGGTGGTAGCAAAGTCATTAATAATTTATTTGATAAAGAATTAACTCCACGACTACCTGTTGCTTGAAACGGTGTCTTGATCCTAGCTCTAGTACCTGATGTCTGTTCTGGTATCAAGCTAGGTATCGTTAGCTTTGAAGATTCTTTTGCTTCTCTATCATAAACAGACCTGCTACTAACAAGTGCTTCGTATCTACCTGCTGCTGTTGTACCTTGTGCTGAATATTCCATATTAGGTAGGGTAATTTAAACTACTCATACTAGATCCAGAGTTAGCAAGTAAAGGTATTTGTAATGATCTAGTACCAAGTCTTCTTCTACCTGTGGTTGGTGTAATTCTACTTTTCTTTTTAGTAGGAGATGTTCTCTTGTCACCAACAACTACCTTTGAAGCAGTTTGTTCTATAGCAGAATCCTGTGGTTCTGGTTCTGGTAATGGTGGTGGTTTGGGTCTTCCGAAACACATAACTAAACTCTAGCTCCTTTTCTGCCGCCATCTGAATTAGATGACTTTTTACCTATTCTACTCTTAAGTTTAGCAAGTCTTTTATTTCTTTCCACTGCACCCATACTTCCACTTCTTGTAAGCTTTTGAGCAGTTGTAAGGTTAGGGTCTACATAAGTTCCTTCTTCTTTCTGTCTCTTTATCTTCAAAGTCTCTGTTGCTTTTGCTGTATCTTTAGGGTCATCAACTCCTGTTTGTGTACCAGTTACAGTTACAGGTCGGTTCTGATATTCACGTTGAGGTTGTTGTCTCGTTTGACCACCACCGCCAAAACACATAGCTAGTTCTCCAATACCCTATTCGTTAACATAGTTTCTTTTTGTCTTAGTTGTTGTTCGATAAGGTAATCAACAACCGACCTCTGCCCTGAACGATACCACACCTCTCGATCTTTTAGCGATAGGTCAGGGCATCTGTTAGGAAACACAGTATCTAAAGCTTGTATAAGTTCGTCAGTAATTACTGGTAAAGACACAAAAATTAAAGAGCTATTTCTATAGTATATGCTAAAGTAAACTTAACAAGGAGTGGTTACCTTGTTGTAAAGCGTAAGAAGACCTCAAGGGTGTGGTTCCTCTTGGGGTTTTCTTTATGGGAATTTATGCTATATTGTTTATTAAGTAAAGGAAGCTGTAGGCAAGTTAATTAAATTTAACCTCTGACCGAAGATGATCCTTTGCTTGACCTTACAACTTTTACAACGTGCTGATAAAACAGCCACCGCTCTGTATTAGTCAATGTAGGGTTATTTTTTTTGCCTGTAATCAGGGGTTCCAAAGTTTTACTTCACCTGTATTGTAATCATAATCTCCCTCTCTCAGTATTCTTGTAAGCCTTGCGTTCAAGATAGCATCAGCAATCGTGTAACCTTTCTTAGTATATGTCTCCTGTACCTTAGACCATAGTGCTTCTTTAGTATCAGGTGTATTGGCTAAAGTCTTTGAAGCAGTAACCATACCCATACCTTTGATACCTAGTATTCCATCTCCTGCGTCTCCTGCTAACGACATCTCAAACCAATGCCTGTCTGCTTTCTTATTGGTGATATGTTCTATCGAATCATCAGCTATAAGTTTGCATGGTAGTGTTCTCATATCTTTATCAACTGAAACTATTATCGGGTCTTTGTATCTGCCATTAGTAGCAAGCAAACCAAGTACATCATCTCCTTCTAAGTTTTCATAAGCAACAGTTTCATATCTTTCTTTTACTTCTTTGATAACACTCTTGAGTGCAAGTGGTTTACGTTTACCTATCCTGTTGATTTTGTACTCAGGAAATATCTCATGTCGAAATGTAGGGTAAGAAGTGAAGCACATAACTATGTCATGCTTACTGTCAGCAATACTTCTATAAACATCTAGTCTATTCTCTATCAAATTAAGTATGTCTCTTTCATCAGAGTGAAGAGTATGCTCCCAATCATTCCATCTTGTGTCTTGTTCACAGGCACAACATGAATTGTAGATCAACCAATCAGCATCAATAAGTAAAGTCATAGTTAAATAAAGTCCTCATATACAACAAGCCGACCTGTCTTCTGGTCGTACAATAATTTATCTACCTCTCCTGTCATACCAGTATGTCTAGACTTCAGTACCTTTAGCTGTAGTCTTTGCCTTTCGCTTTCATCTCCTGTCTGATTCCTAGAAGCTGACATTACAACATCTGATAGCTGAAGAAGACTATGGCTACCTCTTAAGTCTGAGGTATCAACCTCTCTACCAGATTCATGTGATTGTCCTTGTGGTCTGCGTAAATGACTGACCAATACAATAGCTATACCAGTTGCTTCACTTAAACTTCTAAGCTTGGTCATAATTATATCTATTGCTTTACGTTCATTATCTAGTTCTAGACCAGACAAAACTATGCTTATGTGATCTAGTATGACTACCTTTACTCCATCAACAGTAGCTAAATATCTTATCTGTTCAAGTAATACATCAGGCTCAAGACTGCCAAAGTGGTTGTATAAAAAAAGATTGCGTGTTGATGTGAGGTTATCAAACGCAATCCGCAGATCATCTTTAGTTATGCCATCTTCATTTAAGTGCAAAGGAATGTTCAAGTCAATACCTACAAGACCTTGAAGAGTTCTTTGTACTGATTCTTCTAACCCAATGTAACCAACCTTTAGTTTTCTTTTTAAAAAATGGTGGCATAATTCTCTGCATATCGTGGACTTACCTGCTCCACTTGCGGAAGCTACTGTGAATATCTGACTAGGAAACAAACCTCTTGTGTATTCGTTTAGCTTTGGGTATGGAAAGTCTGATACTGGTTTACTTGTTTCTTTGGTAAACAAATCCCAAGCGTCTGCTGCATTAATGAGAGAGTCAGGTCTAACTGGTCTAGCTTTCCATAACCTATCTTTTACTAGCTCACTCTCTCCTGATACAAGATGATCGTTAACGTCATTACGATCTAGTCTTGCTATGGCAACCTTACCTCTTGGTAATACCTCCATACATTTTTCTGCTGCTTTGTTACCAGCTTCATCATTGTCAAAGCAGATAACGATACGACAAAAACTATCAAGCCATTTATAGTTGGCTGCTAAATACTTGGCTGCTGATTGCACTCCTGATGGTATAGATACACAAGGAAATTTATTACCTTGTATCTGACTAGCACTCATGCAATCTATTTCTCCTTCACATACAGTTAAAAAGACAGAACCATTACCTCCATGCTGTCTCCATAGATGCTGACCCCATAGCTGTACCTTTGACATATCTCCTATCCATATAAACTTCTTATCCTGAAAGCGTATGTGCTGTGCAACATCATTACCTTTCTGATCTTTATATGTAGCTACTTGTACTGGCTGTCTTCTGTACTCAGACATACCATAACCAAATAGTTCTGAAGTCTCCTTAGTGATTCCACGTTTAGGTAAAGCAATCGGTGTTACCTTAAGTAACTGTGGGTTTGGTTTGTATATAGGAATGATCTTACTGGTCACTTGCTTTTCTTTTTTGTTTGGGTAATAGGTATATCCGCAATCCATTGTGAAGCAATGGTGGTGTCCATCATCAAAGACAGCACAGTTTTTTTTGCCACACTCAGGGCAAACTATTTTGTTTTTGTATTGGCTTTTCATACCAATCATCTGGAATAAATTTGTCGCAGTATTGGAACCCATGTCTCTCACACCACTTGGCATAAGAGATAGAGTTCTTGGCTTTTGATAGTTTGGTTCTGCTATTTTGAAAACAGAACCTTATATCTAGGTCGGGTCGTTTCTCCTTAATCGCAAGATGTTTGCGTCTATCTTCTTTCGAGAAGTAGCCCTTCGTTTCAACAATAAAATTGTTGAGTATAAAGTCAGGCCGATAGGTGCAAGTAATCTCATAGTCAATGCTGATTGTTTCATAGGTAAAGACAATTTTCTTTTTAGTTAAGGTGTCAGCAAATTGACTTTCAAATTTACTCTTGTATTTAGAAGTCGGCTGCTGTTGAGGTCGGGACTTTTTCTTCATAACTACTCGGTGGTGCTGCTTCAAAGTCTGGGCTACCTGTCCATTCAACGTGCTTTCTTACTATGACTTGTAAAGGTTGGCATCTGATACCGACACCATTAGCACCTGCGTCATAGCCACTACATTTCATAGACATCTGCCCTTCTGTCATAGGACTAATCTTTTCGTACTGCTTCTTTTCTTCGTCTGTCATTAGACGTAGTGGGTCTTCGTTAGCCCAAAAAGTAACAGGTGGATTAGTCCATACATCACCATTTTGTTTTACCCCACCAGCTTTCTTACTGGTCTTGATGACTAAGTATTCATCTTCTGTTGTCCAAGGTAAGCTTGGTTCTCCAAACTTATTCTTAGTAAGAGTAAACTTTCTATCTGGATAGTATTCTTTTAACGCTGCTTTCCATCTATCAAGCAAGCCTTCAAGCTGCTCAATAATATGTTCTGCCGCATCAACTTCTCTACCCATTTCATCTTTCATCATAGTGCCTTTCTTGATAAGACACTCTGCTTTATATTTCTTGACACCCTTGTACTCGTCAGGGGTTACAAGATATGAATACCTAAAGTTAGTAGGATTAGGTGTGACTATCTTAATAGTCTCTGGCTTCAGTTCTTCCATGTTTGATACCTTGGTTTGGTTTCCGTTTTAATGCGTCTATAAAAGACGTTCCCTAACTATACCTTGATCTCTTGCTATGTAAATATATATGGTGCTGTCAACACATCTGTAATGTTATAGTCTCCCATATCTAGTGCTGCTGGTAACTTGCTAGTATCACTTAGTTGTTGTGTTGTTTGGTGGTATAAATTATCTAGATTGTTGTCGCTATAAATGTTAAAGAAACTTTGCTTTACACATTCAATAAACCTTTGAAGTTCACTAGCTGGACTGCCATAGCAATCATGTATGACACAAAAGTTTTTAAGTCCATGCTTGCTTGCTTCTACTAAACTCATGTGACAATGTGCAGCATCAAGACTATGTATATAATTACTAGGAAAACCCTGTGCCTGTCTACGTTTATCAACTTTAGTGGTATCTGGTTCAGCAAGACTAAGCCTAACACTTGAGTTACTTAGTTTAGTCTTTACTCTTTTGACATCATTCTTGTAGTAGTTCTGCTGCACAAGAAACCCTGATGGTGTATGCCAAGAGATAGGTTTGTTCTCTTTGTTGAAACATAAAGCTGTAGTCTGCAAGTACTTCAATACCTCATAGCTTTCTGGGGTTACATATTTAACTGCCTGTTCAATCATGGTTGCCAGATAAAAATTATTCTTAAAATTTTTTGCGATAAAAACATTTTCATTTACAAAATATTTTTCTATATAGTTTGCTATCCCAAATGTGGTTGAGTTATATGGAATCATAAGCACAGGTTTCTTTATAAACTTTCTTGTTAACTTATCTTTCTGTGCGTACCAGATTGCAGCTTGCTCTGTCTTGTCATACTTCAGTAGCATCAATAGAACATCAAGTATTTGTTTATATAAATCTTGTGGTTGTTTAACATTTTGTAGGTTAACTTTGTTAGCTAGATGTTGATTAGATATAAGACCTGCTATGTGTTGATAGCCATTGTTCGTACCATCAAGACAGCAAACATGATGAGAGATATACCCCCACCCTGTAATCTGAAACTCCGACCACTCCTTACACCAAGCAAGAAACTGGAAAGGTTCTTTAGCTCTACCCCATACACCAACATTACCTATCGGATCTTTGTAAACTTCTTCTGCTAGATCAGTTCCTTCTATGTAAGCCCACTCAAGTCGTTCCTCATAGGTATGTTTATTAAGACCCCAATGGTTAGCACCTGCTATGGCTAACCAATTCAAGTCTTGTTTAGTCTTTATCTCTGCACCTTCATAGAATCTATGTAGCCCTCTTGCTATGTCATTACCTTGTGGGTGGAAGTGTGCAGTTAGTGGGTACATACGACCAGTAAAATCAAATTGATAAACGTGATAAAATTTTTCGTCACAATATCTTTTTGCTGTATCAATCATGGATAGTATTTGATAACGCTTGACCATATTCTGTGCGTTCATATCATGGATTAAAGAAGCCATATACCGCCACTCTTTTCTTGCTTCCTTATTGGTATCTATATCGAGTGGTTTTGTTGGCAGTTCTGCAAGCTCCCTATCTATCAATGAACCAACCTCTATTCGTTCCTCCCAACAGTATTCAAGAGTTTCTAGTACAAATTGATTTACACCCCAAGCTGTCTGACTCGCCAGAGTTAACGCTTTCAGACTTGTTGTTAAGTCTTCTCCTCGTAGTGTGTTTAGGTAGTCTTGATTAGAACTCTTGATTGCTTTTGTTTTAAGTCTGTCTGTAAAGTAACCACCACTATCTATTGAAGTCCACTCTCTTGGTACATCAAGACAAGGTAGGTATATAGGAAAGGCAGCAATTCTATTTGATCTACCCTGTCTTATATACTTCATAAACCTTTCAGTAAAGACAACATAACTTGTAGTTGTCTTGCCTACCTTCTTGTTTACTAGATTAACCATATTTATTTTTATCATTATCAACTCGATCAACTTCAGCCCAACCTTAAGTTTATTACCCCTTGTCCAAGTCTTAAACTCATGCCCTTCCTTGTTCATGTGATAGACCATAAGGTTTCTTTTATAGCCTTCGTTCTTGGTATCTCTGGTATGTTTCTTTATGTTCTTAAAATGTTTAGGGTCTAGCTCTTCAAACTTAGTAAACCTAAGTTCGTCTTCTAGCATCTGCCCTATCTTGAGTGCAGTAGATACAGTTGTCTTTAACTGCGAAGCATTATCTAGTAATACTTTAAAAGCAATAAATGAAACTACGTCTACGTCTGGGAACTGAGAAAGAAATAAAGATGATACAGCTTTGACTCCTACCTTACCGCTAAGACTTTCATCTATATGTTCTTGTATTGCCTTGCTTAACTTCTGTAGTCCTGACTCGATTATATTTCTCGCATAATAATTTTCGGACTCTCGGCCTTTTAAAATATTTTTGTTTTGTTTACTGATCTTGTTATAGGCTGAGATGTTAGAGATACTTTGCTCTAGCTCTAGTTGTTTCTTACTTGGTTCTGTCATTTAATACGTCAACAATAGAGTGCAAAGCTTTGGGTTGTAAGTGTGCATAGATCATGGTGTTCTCTATGTCCTCGTGTCCAAGCCAATCTTTAATTAAAAGAATAGGGCAACCAGCAGAAGCGAGCCTTGATGCACAGGTATGTCGGCATAGGTGGATAGTATAAAACTTCTTATCGGCATAGCCTAAGTCCTTCCTAGCCTTTTGCCATATAGCATTTAGTTCAGAGTAGTTAAGAGTAAATAATCTATCAAAGTCTTTTACTTCTCTGTAGTATCTCCTGATTATTGACTGCACTCTATTGGTCATAGGTACAGCTACAGCTTGATCGTTCTTTCTCTCGTTAAAGTTGATTTGATTATTGTCAAAGTCAACAAATCTTTTTTCTAATCCTAGTAGCTCATTGACTCTACACCCTAAGTCTATTAGACATTCAACAATATCTTTTGCTTCTCGGTTTCTTTGCATACAGTTCAACCAACTAAGAAGCTCCCTTTCCATATCTTCAGTTAGGTAATGCACCTTACTGTTCTTTGTTGGTCTAGGTTTTGGCATCTTAATCATCTCAATGAATCCGTCTTCCTCCATCTCTTGAAGTACGATTCTCAGGTAGCCCATCTTCTGATTGATTACTGCATTACTATTCTTGTGTTCAGCTTTAAGAATATCCATCATCTTGTTAACCATAGGTCTAGTAATTTTATTTACTGGTAGGTCGCCAAGTGCTTTGATGTTGTGCTTCATTCCTATCAAGAAATTAGTAGCAGATTTAGTTCCGTTCTTTCTTCTTTTATATACAACTCTAGTTGCTTCAGAAAGTGTAGGCATTTTAGTTTTCATGGTGGCTCAAAGGTAAGTTTATTAGTTGTTAGTTAGGTCTTCAATCATTTGTTTGAAGCCCTCTATTCCGTAGTCTTGTAGACGGATTTCATAAGTAGAATATTTATTGCCACAAACAAGACAAGTCCGACTCCTCCAGATAAAAGGAATCGAACTATCTTTGCTGTCTATGTTGTGGCCTCTAGTGGATAGCCTAGTTCTAGTATTGTTTACTTGATTGTCTAGGCTACCGCACTTAGTACACTTCATAAGTCTTGCTCCCAAAGTTTGATTAGTTCTTTTAATTCAGCTATACGCTTGTTTGCGTTGGCTGTCTTCTCAGCTTTTCTTATGCTGATTTGTTTCAGCATGGCCTGAGTTTCTTCGTTGACTTCTTCCATAAAGTTCATTGCTCTTCCTCTGGTACTCTTTTCATAATGACATCATTAGCTAAAGACCAAATATATTGGTGTATATCTTTAGCAGGGCAATCTTCAAAAAATTGCCAAGCATTATCTATAAGATGATTTAGCTGTTCTTTATCTGTTAATTTAAAAAAACTATTAGGCACAGCTTCTGATAAATAATGACTAGAAGCCCATTGATAAACTTTCTGTTCGTAAGTAAGTGTCATTGTGGTTCCTCCGTTTTGATTTGGTTAATAGTTTTAATGATTTCTTTTTTGTAGTACTCAATAGTTTCATCTACTAAAAGATTGCCCTCT